ATTGTAGTTTATCAAACCTCAGGAGGAAATATTAGTGGACAGGATAGATATATAAACTTGATAGAAAAGTATGAGTTGGAGAAGCTTGAGACATCGAGGGAAATTAAAAGGATAGAAAATGCATTAGATAAAATAAAAAATGATAGATATTATCCAATAATAAAGCTTAAGTATTTAACAGATCATGGGGAACGATACAACGAAGAAAGAATAGCAGAGAAGCTTGATAGAGATAGAAGTACAATAACAAGGAATAAGAGTAGGCTTATAAATACTATGAAAACAATTCTTTTTCCTGAGAGTATAAGGGAATTTAATGCCTAATATTATAAGATATAAACATTAAAGTTAAATATAACATACTATATTAATCTTAATATTGTATGTTATATTTAATTTATGGTAATATATTGATATAGTTTTATAGGAGTTGTTATGATGATAAATGAAATAAAAATAGAAAAACTTTTTGGAAGATTCAATTATGATATAGCATTAAAAGAGGATGGAGTTACTATTCTTACAGGTCCTAATGGATATGGTAAATCTACAATTCTTAGATTGCTTAAAGTTCTAAGAGAAGGAACAGTTAAAGATATTTTAAACTATCTATTAAATCTAAATTTTAGAAAGGTAGATATATTATTTGAAATGTTGGAAGAAAAAATAAGTATTACTAAAGACGAAGATGGAGTAACTATTAATAGTAATAAAGTACCATCTAAAATGATAAAAAAATATAGTAATAACTTATTAAAGAGTAAATATGTATATGAAATTGAGGAAGATAGGTTACTCAGTATAGTGAAGAAAAACCGAGAAGATCTAGATTTAAGTTTAAGTGAGATGAAAGAGCTTATTTACGGAGATTTTCTCAATCAGCCATTTTATATTGGTAAAGAAAAATCTAAAAAAGATACTAATATATTAAGAGAATTAAAGAAGATAAAAAAAATAATAGGGCCTATTTACTTTATAGAAGAACAAAGGCTTATTATGCAAAAAGACAATAATGGAAAGGTTAACAATGTAATTGATGTTATAGAAGAATTACCTAATAAGTTTAAAACTTTAATTAGGAATATTTCAAGTAATTACTCTGATACAGCGAATAGACTAGACAATACTTATCCATATAGATTATTTAATACAGAAGTTGGTATAGATGAAGAAGAATATACTCAAAATATGAACGAGATGACAAAAAAATTTGAAAAGCTAAATAAATATGATATTTCAGAAATACAATATTCACGAGATGTATGTTTCAAAAAAGAGCATGCAAAAGCACTTAAAGTATACTTTGATGATTTTAATGAGAAGTATAAAGTATATGAGGATTTTATTAAAAAGCTAGATTTGTTTACAAATATTGTTAATAGTAGGCTATCTTTTAAGGAAATTAAGATTTCTAGAGAAAATGGTATAATTGTTACTGATGAAAGTTCTTTAAATAATGAGTTAAAACTTGAACAGTTATCTTCTGGTGAAAAGCAAGAAATTGTATTATTTTATGATTTAATATTTGAAGTACCGAATGGTGTACTATTATTAATTGATGAACCAGAGATATCACTTCATATAGTTTGGCAAAAGAAATTTATGGACGATTTACTTAAGATTGTTGAGTATAAAAATTTAAAGGTAATAGTTGCAACACATTCACCACAAATAATAAATAATCATTGGGATATACAGGTTGACTTGGGGGTATTATATGGGAACGAACTCAATAAAGGCTAATTTGGGGGAAGGTGATATTATTTCAGAAATAGCATTATCTTTAGGAGCTGATATAGAACATAAAGATGTATTTGTAATAGTTGAAGGAGAAGATGACATAAAGTTTTGGAAAGGCATTTTAAATACAAATGTTACTATTATTGAATCTTTTACAGGAAAAGATGGTATAAAGAAAATTATTGAAGAGAATTTTAATCACGAGAAAAGGGTAGTTGGAGTAGTAGATAAGGATTATGATATAGATGAAAACGCATATAAAAATATATTTTATTATGACTATTCATGTATGGAAATGATGCTTATTAAAAATGATTATGCATTTAATAGAATTTGTGATGAATACTATTTTGGACAACTTTCTTCAAAAGATGTAAGATTAGAATTATTAAACCAATTGAAATATCTTAGTATTATAAGAAAGAATAATGCAACTAGACAACTAGAAATTAGATTTAAGGGAATTTCATTAAATAACATGTTTAATAAAAGTAGAAGAAACATTGAAAATTGTAAAGTTATTTTTGAACTTAATAAAAGAAATGATAAGTACTTTGAGTTAAATACAGACAAACTAATTTGTATTAATTATGAAAATTTAAGCCCGCTTGACTATGAAGAACTTTTAAATATTACTCAAGGTCATGATTTTATATCGTTATTTAATATTTTTAGTACAAGAAAAAAGGGAGAGAAAGTGAAAGATAAAGTTATCTCCTCAAGCTTAAGATGTGCATATAGAAAAGAAGACTTTATAGATACAATATTATATTCACAACTTATTTCATATGAAAATGAATATAATATTAATATGATTTCATAATACTATTTAGACTAACTATAAGGTTTTTAGTATATAATGAAATTTAGATATAAATAGCAACTAATAAATTTAAGTTATACATATGTTTCTTATTAAAATGATATGCACATTTCATGCACAAACCATGCCATTGAAGGACGTAAAAATCAATAGTAATATAATATTATAAAGATTTGGTTAGTCCTCCATGATTAGGAAGAAGGTATTCAGTTTAGAAGCTGGATGCCTTCTTCTTTTGTGTTTATAAGGTGGTGATAGTATAGAAGCTATATATGCTAGTTATGCATGTGGGGGTTGCAATAGGGAATTTATATTATTAACCTCTGAGCTAAGAAATGCAGTAAATAGTGGTAAGTATTTGGCTTGCCCATACTGTGGAGGGAGACACATAAGAAAAGAATTGGCAACAGATGACTTAAGAGAAGTGATGAAGGCTAGAAAGTATAAGAGAGTTAATAGTAGGATTAGACAAAGATAAGTTGAAGTATTAGGCAGGTGAAGCAAGTGTGGCAAAGAAAAGACCTTCAAAGCCTATAAAGTTGGTTGAAAGAGTAAAAGATATACAAGATTACCTTAAGTGTAGGAATTATAGAAATTATGTGCTTTTTACTGTAGGAGTTACAACTGGATATAGAGCAGGAGATCTAGTCAGCTTAAGAGTAAGAGATATAAAAGAGGCACTAAGAAGAAAAGAATTTGAAATATTTGAAGGTAAGAAAAAGAACTCAAAGAACATAAGAGAAAGAAATAGGAGACCAAGGATAGTTGAGATAAGACCTAAATTATCAGCTATATTAAAGGATTATATTCAAGATAAAAAGGACTATGAATATGTATTTCAAAGTAGAAAAGGAACTAATCATCACATAGGAGTACAAGCAGTAAGTAATATGCTAAAGGAGGCGGGTGAATATTTTGGATTACAAGACATATCTGCTCATAGTATGCGAAAGACCTATGCATATAAAATATACCTAGAAAGTGAAAATAATATAGTGGTTGTAAAAGAAATGTTAGGTCATAGCAGCATAGAAGAGACTAAATTATATATAGGCTTAGATAGAGAAATGTATCACCAATACAGTAAATCATTAGATGATTTCTTGAGGTGATATTTTATTTTTTAACTTATGAATGTTTAAAAAAATAAGGTATAAACATTCAAGGGCAGATTTTAAGCGCATATAGAAGTAGTTACTTTTGAAGATGAATGTGTGATTCCCTATGATAATTAAACATTCAAACAAGAAAAAACGAACTATAATATCAATATAAAACATAATATTCGTTATAAAAGGAGGTAAAATATGATTATTTTAAAGTCGTTAGTTATTCTAAATGATGAACAAATATCTAATGCTGAAAAAGAATTATCTAAAAGAATTGGAGATAAAGTTATTATTATTCCATCTGTATATGAGGTTGTAGAAATCAATAATAAAAAGCATGTGGAATAGATATGGCTAAAGAGTTTGCTAAAGCTTTTTATAATAGTAAAGCATGGAAGAGGTGTAGAGAAGCGTACATCAAGTACAGAATATCTGTAGATGGTGGGCTGTGTGAGAATTGCAAAGAAGAGTTAGGATATATGGTTCATCATAAAATATTATTAACACAAGAAAACATTCATGATACTAACGTGTCATTGAACCATGCACATCTTATGTATGAGTGTAAGAAATGTCATGATAGGGAGGAAGGACACTTCAAGAAAAATAAAAAGCTATCATCTATTAGAGAAGGTTATAAGTTTGATGAACATGGACAACTAGTTCCGGTACTCCCCCCATAAAATGTTCACGGGGGTGGATAGCAAAGACCGTATAGCGAAGATTAGAAATACGCACAAGTGATTTTTGAGGGGGGGTGTAGTAAGTGGCAAACATAAAAAATACGAATGATAAATGTAAGGAGATAGAAAAAGATTTAGAGATTAAAAAGGAAATGAAAAAAATTAGTCTACTTTTTAAAGACTTAGACAAAAATGCGAAAAAGACAGTAGACTCACTATTGCAGAATGCTGCTTACATGGCAGTAACATTAAGAGAACTCCAGGATACATTAAATAAAAATGGAATGATTACAGAATATCAAAATGGAGAAAACCAATGGGGAACTAAGAAGTCACCAGAAATTGAGATATATAACACAATGGTTAAAAACTTTATTTCAGCCATGAAAGCTCTCAATGATTATCTACCTAAGGATAATAAGAAACTTACTGATGATGATTTTGAGGATTTCGTAAATAGCAAATGAGTAAAACAGTAAGAAAAATAATATATGAATTAACTTATAATCCTATACTTGAATATTGGGATAAAATCCAATACAAGCCATTGTTCCAAAAGGTAGAAAATCTAAAGCGAGAAATTAATTCATTACTTAGGAAAAAAAGTGAAAATGAATTATTGATAAAATCCAAAGAGAAAGAATTAAAAGATGCTAAAGTTGAACTGAATAAAGTTAAGCTACAAGGTGCAGTAAATACTAGTTATAAAGTATATAGAGTTTATAAAGAACTTGTTGAAAATATAATAAATAATCAAGATAGCATATGGGAGTATGAAACACATAAAGCTAATCATGCTATAGAGTTTATTGAAAATTATTGTAGACACAGTAAAGGTAAGATGGGTGGAAAACCATTCATCATGGAGCTATGGCAAAAGGCATTAGTAGCTGCTACATTTGGGATAGTTCATAAAATAACAGGACTTAGAAAACATAGAGAAGTAATTCTTATAGTTGCTAGAAAAAATGGTAAATCTACATTAGCAGCAGCAATAGGTTTATACATGCAATTAGCAGATGGAGAACCAGGAGCAGAAGTTTATGCATGTGCAACTAAGAAAGACCAAGCAAAAATTATATGGCTTGAATCCAAGAGGATGGTTAAAAAGTCAAGAACACTACTAAAAAGAGTAAAGCCTTTAGTAGGAGAACTAACTGCAGAATTTAACGATTCTTTTTTTAGACCTCTTGGAAGAGATTCAGATAGTTTAGATGGACTTAATGTTCATTGTGCTTTATTAGACGAAATACATGCATGGAATGATAAAAATTTATATGATGTTATAGTTGATGGTACTACTGCAAGAGAAGAACCATTAATTTTTATAACTACAACTGCTGGTACAGTTAGAGAAAGTGTATTTGATCTAAAATATGATGAAGTAGAAAGAGTTATAAATGGATATGATGATGAAAATGGATATAAAGATGATACACTATTAGCAATTGTATATGAATTAGATAACAGGCGTGAATGGATAGATGAAGATTGTTGGATAAAAGCTAATCCAGGTCTTGAAACTATAAAACAAATAGACCAATTAGCCAATAAAGTAAATAAAGCTAAATCTAATCCTTTATTAGTTAAAAATCTTTTATGTAAGGATTTTAATATAAGAGAAACTACTAGTGAGGCATGGTTAACATTCGAGCAAATTAATAATACAGATACTTTTGATATAACTAAGTTAAAGCCTCGTTACGGTATAGGTGGTTCTGACCTTTCTTCTACAACAGATTTAACTTGTGCAACGGTATTATTCAAAGTACCTAATAATGATAATATATACGTGATTCAGATGTATTTCTTACCAGAAGATTTACTTGAAAAAAGAGTTAATGAGGATAAAATACCATATGATATATGGCGAGATATTGGATTGCTTAGAACTGTACCAGGAAACAAGGTACATTATAAGCATGTTACAGAGTGGTTTTTAGAAATTCAAAATAAATATGATGTATATATCTATTCTGGTGGTTATGATGCCTGGTCTGCTGAATATTGGGTACAAGATATGAAGGAAACATTCGGTAAAGAAACTTGGGAGCCAGTGTATCAAGGTAAGAAAACACTAAGTGGACCTATGAAAAGTTTAGGTGCTGATTTAGAAAAGAAAATAATCAATTATAATAATAATCCAATATTAAAGTGGTGTTTAACTAATACTGCTGTAGACATAGATAAAAATGACAACATACAACCTATAAAAACATCTAACCAACGTAGGCGTATAGATGGACTTGCTTCACTATTAGATGCATATGTGCAATTAGAGAGGGTGTATGAAGGTTATATGTCAGTTATTTAATGTTTTAGAGAGGAGGTGAGAAAGTGGGATTTTTTAATAATTTATTCAACAGGAATGTCTCTAAAACTAGATTTGAAATGATAGAAGATAGGGGTAATGGGTTTTATGCATGGAGTGGAAGTATATATAAGTCTGATGTAGTTAGAGCATGCATAAGACCAAAGATAAAGGCTATAGGAAAGCTAATACCACAGCACATAAGAAATAATAATTTAGAAGGGTTTAAAGTTAATCCAGAGCCTTATATAAGATTTTTATATGAAGAGCCTAATCCATATATGTCAGGCCAAGTTTTTAGAGAAAAAATGGCTACACAATTAGCACTTAATAACAATGCATTTGCATTAATAGTTAAAGACAATAATGGTTATCCAGTAGAAATGTACAATATACCTTGTGTTGGAGTTGAAGCTATATATAATCGAGAGGGAGATTTGTTTCTTAAGTTCACTAATAGAAATGGGAAAATAATAACATATCCTTATACAAATATTATTCATTTAAGACAGGATATTAATGAGAATGACATATTTGGAGATAGTCCTAGAGAAGCACTCTTACCACTCATGGAGGTAGTTAGTACTACAGACCAAGGTATAGTAAAAGCTATTAAAAATAGTGGGATTATAAGATGGCTATTAAAATTTAATGCAAATATGAGAACAGAAGATATTGATAAGCAAACAAAAGATTTTGTTAAAAACTTTTTAGATGTTAATAATAATGTCGGAGCTGCTGGAGTAGATAGTAAGGCTGATGCTCAACAGATAGATCCTAAAGATTATGTTCCCAATGCTGCAGTAATAGATAGAACAACTCAAAGAATTTATTCATTTTTCAATACTAATGAAAAAATAGTGCAAAGTAAATTTAACGAAGATGAATGGAACGCTTATTATGAAGCTGAAATTGAACCGTTAGCTATGCAATGGAGCAATGAAGATACTAGAAAGTTATTTACAAGGCGTGAGAGAGGTTTTGGGAATAAGATAATTTATACAGCCAATAATCTTCAATATGCTTCAATGTCAACTAAATTAGGATTACAAGCAATGGTTGATAGAGGAGCATTGACACCTAATGAGTGGAGAGAAGTTCTTAATTTACCTCCAGTTGAAGATGGTGACAAGCCACTTAGGAGATTAGATACTGTTGCAATAGGGAAAGGGGGTGAAGAATAATGATATACATTGATATAAAAGGTGAGATTGTGCCAAGCGGTAATGAGTGGTTATATGAGTGGTATGGTATTCAAGCTACATCACCCAATCAAATAACAAAAGCGTTAAGAAATGCAAATGGTCAACCGGTCACTGTTAAAATTAATAGTGGTGGTGGAGAAATATTTTCAGGTTTTGAAATCTATAATGAGTTAAAAGATTATAATGGAGAAGTAACAATTGAAGTGCTTGGATTGTGTGCAAGTATAACCAGTGTTATTGCTACAGCTAGAAAGTGTAAAATGTCTCCATTAGCAGAAATAATGATACACAATGTATCAACCTCAACCAGTGGAGATTATAGAGATATGGAGCATAGTGTAGAAGTGCTTAAAAAAGCAAATAAAACTATTGCTAATGCTTATATCTTAAAAACCGGAATGAGTGAAGATGAAGCATATAAGCTTATGGATGCAGAAACATGGCTTACTGCTGATGAAGCTTTAAAGCTAGGTTTAGTAGATGAAATAATGTATTCTGATGAAAAAGTAGATAATAATTTACTTAATTCATTAAAAAATAATGCTACTACTTTTTGTAATAGTGTAGGAAAGATAGACAATAATTTATTAAAAAAATTTAAGAATTATAATCCAGTTATTAATCATCCAGTTCATAAGAGCGAGGATGATTTTTTATTACAGAAAAACAAAGCAAAATTACAGCTTTTAAATTTGAGGAGGAATATTTAATGGAAAAAGAAAAATATTTAGAATTAAGAAATGGACTTTATACAGAAGCAGAAAAATTAATAAATGAAGGACAGTTAGAAGATGGGCAAGCTAAGATTAAGGAAATAGAAAACTTAGACAATAAGTTTGAAAATGAAGCAAAGGCTTTAGCAAATTTGAATGCTCTAAAAGATAATACCAAAATATCAAATATAGCTTCATTATCTAATAGTTCAATAGCTGGAACTGTAATAGATAAAATAAGTGAAGCTAATTCAAATGATGATCTAACTAACTCTATTGAATATAGAAAAGCATTTATGAATTATGTTGTTAAAAAAGAAGCTATGCCAAAAGAATTTAGTAATGCTGTAGGTCCAACTAAAACTAGTGATGTAGGTGTATTAATCCCAGAAACAGTTTTAAGTAAGATAGTAGAGAAGATGGAAGCAACAGGAATGATACTTCCATTAGTAACTAGAACAAATATAAAAGGTGGAGTTAAAGTATCTACTTCTAGCTTAAAACCAGTTGCGACTTGGGTAGCAGAAGGAGATACAAGTGACAAACAAAAGAAAACAGTATCTTATATAGATTTTGGATATTTCAAGCTAAGATGTGCAGTATCTAATAGCTTAGAAGTTGATACAATGGCATTACCAATCTTTGAGCAAACATTAATTAACAATGTTGTTGAAGCTATGACCAAAGCAATAGAAAAAGCAATTATAAATGGTGATGGATCTAATCAACCAAAAGGTATATTAACAGAAACAGTAGTAGAAGGACAAAATATTGACGTTGCAAAAGCTGATAAGCCTAAGTTAGAACATTTAGAAGGAGCAGAAGCAGCTTTACCTTTAGCTTATGACAATGGAGCTGTGTGGCTTATGACTAAAAAAACATTTATGGCTTACTCAACTATAAAAGACGCTAATGGTCAACCTGTAGGTAAAGTTAATTATGGGATTTCAGGAAAGCCTGAAAGAATCCTTCTAGGTAGAACAGTTATTTTAAATGATTATATGGATAATTATATAGCTGCACCTACAGAAGATATAATTCCTTTAGCATTATTTAATATGAAAGATTATGTATTAAATACTAATCTTAATATGACTATAAAGAACTATGAGGATAATGATACAGATGATCAAATCACTAAAGCTATTATGTTAGTTGATGGCAAAGTTATAGATAAGAATTCATTAGTTACCATAACTAAGAAAAATGTTTAATTTGGAGGGGATAACCCTCCTTTATTATTAAATTTGAGGAGGGAGCTAGATGTTAACTAAAATAAAACTTGCATTAAGAATTGATAGTTCTGACTTGGATATGGATATACAAGAAACTATAGATGCTGCAAAAGCTGATTTAGAACTTAGTGGAGTAATTAAAGAAAAAATAACTGATGCAGATAGTTTAATACTTAGAGCAGTTAAAATTTATTGTAAGGCTGAATATAGTACAGATGATAAAGAAGCTGATAGATATAGCAAGTCATATGAGATGTTAAAAAATCATTTATGTTTATCTAAAGAATATACAGTTGGAGAATAAACTATGAAGATAGAACAGTTAAATAAAAGAATAGTTATACAAACAATGAAAGATACAAAAGGAACAGGATTTAATACTACTGGATGGGTAGATTATAAAACTGTTTGGGCAAGTATAAATAACTTATTTGGTAAAGAGTATTGGAGTGCCAAGGCTTGCAATGCTGAAAATACCTTTAATATAGTAATTCGATATAGTAAAGATTTAGAAAGTATTAATACTAAAAATTATCGAATTAAATGGGGGGATAGATTATTTGATATAACATCTATAGATAATGTTCAATATGCAAATGAAATACTTAAAATAAGGGCTATGGAGGTGCTTAAATAATGGATGGCTTTGAAGCGTTAGATAAAGCCTTTGAGAATCTGATAAAGGCCTTTCCTAAAGCTAGAAGAGGATTAGTAGAAGAAGTAGGAAATATCTTAGAAAAGAATGTTATAAGCAATATAGAAAGTGGTACAGATGAAGATACAGGAGATTTAAAAAGAGGTGTGAAAAAGGTAATTGGTAGTAGAGGTGGATATGTAGCAGTAAAGCCGGATTATAACATAGCACCACATACCCATTTAGTAGAAAGTGGACACAGACTTGTCAGAGGTGGAAAGGTTATTGGATGGGTACCTGGTAAGCATATGTATAGAAATGCAATTAATAGTACTGCAAATGAAATAGAAAATAAAGCAGATGCAATGTTAGATAAGTTGATGAAGGAATTTGAAAATGGTTAGTTTAGTAGATATTTTTATGGCTCTACTAGAAAGATTTAAGATGGAGTTCTCTGATTCAAATTACTATTTACTTAAATTGCCACAAAAACATGAAGCCCCAGCATTTCTTTTTAATTTTGTTTATAAGAACACTTCTACAGATAATAAATATCTAGTAAATAAAAAGATAGACCTACAAATTATTCATTTTAATACATTTGATGCATATGCAGAAGAAGATCAGTTTGTAAAGCTTAATGTCATGAGTGATTTAGATAGTATTCTAAGTTGTTGCAATTTATATGTTAAAGATAGAAATCTTAAATATAGCTATGACTTTGGTGAAGCTGATGGAAACTTGACTATAAATATATTATTAGAATTTAAAGATGAAAAAGTAATAAATGACATAATTTTAGATAACATAGAACAAATAAATCTTAGATTACAGGAGGTTTAAAGATGGGATTACCACAAGTTTTGATAAATTTAAAGAAAATGGGTAGTACTGCACTTGCTAGAGGGCAAAAAGGCATAGTATGTGTACTTTTGAAAGAACTAATACCAGGTATGAATACTATAACTAAAGAAAGTGAAATACCTTCTAGTTTAACAAGCGAGAATAAAGAGCATATAAAGAGGGTGTTAGCTGGAAATCCAAAGAAAGTAATAACTATAGAAAATAATACTATAGCAGAAGCTTTAGAATTAGCTAGTACTTTGGAATTTAATTATATAATCGGGTATGAAACACTTACAGATGAAGAGATAGGAAGTATTGTAACGTGGATTAAAGATATGAGAGATGATAAACGTGTATATGTAGGTGCAGTTTTACCTACATTAGCAGCAGCACATAATTATGAAGGTATAATTTCTATAGACCAGGAAGATTGTAAAATAGATTCTGTTGCACTTACAAAAGCTCAGTTATGTGCAGTTGCAGTTGGAATAATAGCTGGATGTCCATTACAAGAGAGTGTTACTTTTAAAGAAGTACCTATATTAACATTTGCACCTAAGCATACTAAAACACAACTAGACACCATGATAGATGCTGGTAAGTTTATAATTTATGATGATGGAAGAAAAATTAAAGTTGCTAGAGGTGTAAATAGCTTAACAACATTAACTGATGATAAAACAGAAGATATGAAATATATAAAAATACTAGAAACACTTGATCTAATAAGAAATGATATTAAAAGATTTTGCGAAGATAATTGGATAGGAAGATATGCTAACACTTATGATAATAAAATAAACTTAGTTGTAGCATTAGAAGATTATTTAAAGTCTTTAGAAAAGGATAATTTATTAGACTTAAACAAAAGTGCAGTAAATTTAGATCTTGAAGCTATACGAGTATATCTTGAAAGTAAAAAGGTACAAGGTGCTGCAGATATGGCAGACCAAGAACTACTAGAAGCTAATACAGGGACTAATGTATTTATATATTCTAATTGCAAACCTACTAATGCTATAGAAGATATAACAATTAATCTGTATGTATAGGAGTGATATAAATGGTTGAACAAAAAAGAATTATTAATGGTACTTATGGAACGTTGCAGTTAGATTATGAGGAAGTAGCAGAAGTTACAGGAGTACAGGCAAAAGTTAATATAGACTATACGGATGTAAACATTGCTGGTCGATTAAGCGTAGGTAAAAAAATGATAAGTTGGAACGGTACAGGTTCTCTTAAGATGCATAAAGTTAATTCAAGAATGGGTAAAAAGGTTGGAGATGCATTAAAGCAAGGTAAGCAAGTAGAGTTTACTATTGTATCTAGTTTAAAGGATCCGGATTCATATGGATATGAAACTGTGGTGGTAAGAAATGTATTATTTACAGACTTAACTCTTGCAGATTGGACAGTTGCACAAGGCGGAAGTATAGAAACTAGTTTTGTGTTTAGTGATTTTGAATATAAAAATAAAATTTAGAGAGTAGACTTATCTACTCTCTTTTCAGTTAAGAAAGGAATGATTATTTATGGCAAATACAAATTTAATAGACTTACTACTATGTAAGGATATAGAAGATATAAGTAAAATAAACAAAGATGTAGAAATAACTAGGTTAAGTAGAGCATTAGGGTGTGAGTTCATTGTAACTTGTCATGCTCTTACAAATGAACAGTTTGAACATATTTCTGAAATTAGCAATAAGCATGGTGATATAAAAATAAATGCAATTTTAGAAGGCTGTAAAATAGAAGGTAAGAAGCTAATTAACACTGAATTAATTCAAAAGTTTGGGGTAGATACTCCTAAGGAGTTAGTTGAGAAGTTATTTTTAGTAGGTGAAATTGGTAAGCTCTATGAAGAAGTAAGTAAATTAAGTGGATATGGAACAGATGCAGTAAAAGAAGTAAAAAACTCTTAGAGGAAGGTGATTTTCGAACTTGCATGATGTACTACTACTGGGTAGAACATGGGAAAAAACCTTCCGAGATATACAATATGGATGATGGAGAATATACTTTAATATCCTCATTCTTTCTATATGAATTGAGTGTTATAGCGAAACATAAATAGTTATATTAAAATATACAAAATAATGGTATTATTTATATATAACTATAAATTGTAAATGGTGGGGATATTAAAGATGAATAAGAAACTATTATTATTTTTATTATTAAGTTTAAGTATTTTATTTGTAGGTTGCAGTAAAGAAACTGCTGAAAAGCCAGAAGAAAAGCCTAAAACAGAGGTAGAACAACCTAAGGATACCAATACAGAAAATAATGATGAAAACAAAGAAGAAACCCCAAAAGTACCAGAAATAACAGATGAAGATATTAAGATAATTCAAGAATCTGTTAAGAAATATACTGTGGGAACTTCATTGGAGGGATTGACAAATGATAATATTAAAGCAGAATTTTATATTGGGAAATATACTGAGGATAATGTAAATTTAAAAATTTATATAGAAAAACCTATAGCTGAGTTGGAAGAATATTGGAATGAAGATGTGTCCGGGGTTGTTAAAAGATTAAGAGACTCTTTAGTTTTTGATACTATTAAAACTGATATTAAAGGTAAATTATCCTATAATGATTATCCATATATAACTGTAGAATATACACAAGATGGAGAAATGTATACTATGCAAGGTGTTAAGAATAATTAA